CACGATCTTGATATAAGTTTAATAGTGTCATTAGCCTAGCTAACTCACCAACAGCGTGGTCATCATCTCTGTCTGCATACCACATTAAGTCGTTTTCGTTAGCTGGATTTGCTATACCATATATTCTTTTAGTAAGACCGTCAGCTAACATATTTGCTAGCTTTTGTAGTTGTTCATCTGTTATATTATCCATTGGCATCCGTATTTAGTTTGTATTTATCTATAAGATTACTTGGTTCACCTACAAATATACATTTATCTGGACTAGCTGGTAGCTCTTGATCACAGTGACTACAATAACCAGCAAAGCTTCCAACTTCAAATATACTTATCCACGTTGACTTGCCGGGAGCTTGCCATATATAATATATATATTCAAGATCACCATGCTTAGCATCAATACTTTCCATTTCCCAATGCTCTAGCTTGCCGTAGTTGTCTAGTGATTCAGCTATTTCTACACCTAATCCTTCTGGGTAACCATCATAGTGTACATAAAACTGTGCGTGTATAGCATTTGGGTGCTCGCTAAACGATACTCCTTCTTCACGTGTAGCAAATCTAACTTGTGCTCTAGTCGACATAAAATTGTACCTCCTCGTAGTATGTATTTTGCATACCTTCAATTAGCGATCTACCATTAGCGGTATGAAAGCCATAACTATGTGTATGCAAAGCATCAATTGGTTTGTTTTCTAATAATAATCTCATAAGAGCATAAGGGTCGTACTCAACTTCATCTGCAATATGGTTGATAGCAACCGCTAAAGCCTCTAAGTTATGTCTTGGCTTGCACTCTAGTTGAGTTACAATGTGATTTTCTATTTGTTCTGCTGTTATGTCCATATTAGTCTAATAATATCATGTAAGCTTTGGCATTGTGTTTTCTAAACCAGTCAAGGCCTTTTCTTAGGTTAGTAATTAGTTTGTCATGATGCATACCCATTTCATACATATTACTAGCACCTATAACAAAGTCATACATGCTTAGTTCTTCTGCATTTAGATAGCAACTGTCACCGCCGAAACGGTTTGTTACTTCGGCTCCTTCGGTATATACATCACCGTTAAACCATTTTGGTAGTTTACTCATCTTCGTTTTTTATTTGAAAGTTCTGTTAATTTATCTAGTAATCTCATTGCTATGTCTACAGATATTTCATCTTTATAGTACATATCATATATTAGTCTTCGCATACGAAAAATGTTTCGCCGTAAGACCAGTCATAGCTAGACATTCCGCCGTAGCTTTTATCTGTGAATTGTATAAGATCTTTTGCTTGGCCAATAGTTAAGTGTGACCATAAATAGTTATCTTTCAAAGAGTTAATAACACCACCGACTAACGATGGATAATTATTTGCTTCTTTTTCTAATTTTTGTTTATACTCTGGTTTGAGTTTATCATACAATGTTTTCATATTAGTCTTGGTTTTCTTGGTTATCATCTTCATCTGCTTCAGCAAACATACGAGCTACATATTCGTATACTTCATGAACTAAATCATCAGCATTGTCAAAGTCAAATGACTCGCAATGTACTCTACCATCGTAATCAATGCCGAAGTCAATACTATAACAATCAGTATCGCTAAAGTCGTAGTTCATAATACCTGTTTCAATAGCTTCTTGTAGCTCATCGAACTGTTTGTCTGTAAGCTTTGGCTTGTTTAAGTCTGCTAGTTGTTTTTGTAAATCGCTTATTTGGCTTTGATAACTGTTTTGTTCGTTTGCTTTTTCTTCAAGCAATTTTTGTAAAGCTTCAATCTTTACTTCTAATTCTACTTTAGTCATAATGGTTTATTTAATTGGTTTATATGTATTATCTTTCTTTATTCGTATTTTATTTGTAAAACACTGCATATACTTTAGCTCCTTTAGCTTCAGCTATTAGCAGGCTTTTGTCAACCTCTTTAGTTGTTGCTTTTACCTGTGCTTCTGTTTTATACTTTGGATTTTTACTATTAAGCTTTCTTTTCTTCATTTTTATGCTTTTTTTTGCGATTATATTTCTTTTTATTACGTTCTACAGTAGGTCTACTAGCATCCCATATAGCTTTTAGTGTTTCATTATCAAGCTTTACTTTATTTTTCGACATTGTGAAACTTTTGTAATTCTTCTACTATATGACCGAAAGCCTCTTTGTAATCCATGTAGAACTCTTCATCGTCTTTGTCATTTAGAAGCTCATAGAGACCATCATCTATAGTTTTTAACGCTCTATTGTATACTTCGTCTATAACGTCTTCTAGTCTAACTAGCTTACCGTTGTATCTTGTATCTCTATAAAATGTACTCATGATAAATTGTATCTATGTCCGTTAACTATTACTTGTATATCATCTGCTGGCGTAGAATCTGGGTGTACAATATCGCCAAACGGTAGTCTATTGCTTGGCTGATTGTTATAATCTCTTAAATAAGCCTCTTTTAAACACTTAATAACATAGTCGTTCATTAAGTATGTAGGTTTTTGATAGTAGTTTTTGATAATAAACTTAGCTAAGTATATCAATCGCTCTTCCCAGTTGTCTATAAGTATACGTTCAACACCTTTAAAGTGATAGCCATTACCTGCTGGTCTTGTTTTAGTTTGATTTATTTGGTAACAACTTGAGTTGTATTCACTTATATTACGCACATAACCTGATTTGTATGTAGCGAAACGCAAAGGTTTAGGGTTAAGTGTTTGCCACATTTGTTGTATTGGTAGTTCAAATACTTGTGTACCATTTTTCTGTTGTCGCTTTGTTGAGACATCTTTGATACCTAGTATCTTGAATATAGTCATAGCTTCTCTAGCTGACCTGATTTCTGTTGACATGTATTCCATATTATTCAAATATATCTAATTTAGTTAATAATTCTCTTGTATACTTAGTTACAAGCTTTTCTTTGTAGTTTTTCTCTAAATCCTTCTGGTACTTGAGCTTCATTGATGAAGGAGAGCTAGACGTAAAGTAATTACCTCTGTTTGCCATTATATCTTTACTGTAATCACTAAAGTCAGTGATGTAGTCAATGTAGGTTGGAAGAGATGTACCTAAATACTTAGCTATTTCTCTGTGTATTTCAAACATTTCTTCTGCTTTTTGCTCGATGTACTTATCAGCTTTGCTCTTTAGCTGCTTTTCTATTTCATTAGTGTTTTTCATAATTCAATTTTAATCTTGTTAATAGCAATATCGCTATGTGACATCCACTCTATATTGTCTAGAATGTGACCTTGTTCTATCAATAGGTTTTCAAAGTCAAACGCATCTAGGTCTGGTTTACTGCCATCTTGAAAGACTTCTATATCATACTGATATACTCTACCGTCTTCATAATCTAATACTGTTAATATAATCATAGTTTTTAATTTTAGTAGCTAGTGAGGAATCGAACCTCAAACTCGTCAGTTGTACCTTCTGGCAAATCAGCTCGTGAAAACGTCTACTGATTCATACCGTACTCCTGTACCTAGCTTCCTTCACTATTTATTAGGGTAATAACTATTGAGTGTTTTTAGTATAAATACTTGCATTATCACTCGCATTACTACTCGATACTAATACCTAGCTGTGAACCGATTCAATCCGCTGGTTCTACACGTATATAAAACGAGGTGGCCAAGTGAGTAAGATCACTATATGAGTTAGTGGGCTACTGTCTTGCAGATTTATGCGCTAACTTCCAAGTGTACACGTCTCACGCGCCACGCTCGTATACCGGCGTCAGGTAGAACAGCTGTTTGTTGTGTACTCGCGACG